ATTAATCTGGATTAACCTGGAAGTATAGTACCCTCACCTTCACCAACGATAACAGGCCCAAAGAAAAGACCCCCGCCTCTTCCGCGTGTCCATGTGTACACCGCATACCTAGTAGCATCCATCAGGTCATCAAACCCGCGTTGTTTATCAGGAAGCTCTTGTACATTGCCGTCTCTGTCTTTCTGTCTGACGTAGCCTTGTATTTCTTTAAAGAAGTGCTCAGCTCGAGGATTGATCTTAAACTTGTATTGTCTGACTGCATTAATCCCATCTAAAACGTCCTTCTTAGCAGCATGCACATTTAAACCGGCGTTTCTCATCTCAGCGATACGGGCCGGTTCAGCGGTATCGCAGTATAGCGGGATTTGGTTATGCAATCTAGGATCGGTAATATGCTCGTCCAGTTTGTCTTTAATCGCTTCTATAAATTCAGAGTTGAGTTTCTTTTGTAGGTACAGCTCATCAATAACGTAGATTTCTTTTTCCTTTATTCCAAGCAAAACAAAAGCAGAAGGATGCTCCCAACCGAAGTCAACGCCGCCGATTGTGGTTTCAAAGTCATCGTAGTTGTATGCAAACAATTCGCGTTTGAAGTTAGTGTACACTTGGTTTTCTAAACTACCGGGTACGCCTAACGTATAGACTTTGTAAAGATTTGGATCAATGTCTTTAAGGCCCTCAAGCTCGCGTTTGTTTTCTTCATCAAGGTAATCGTTGTCTTTATACGTGTAATGCTGGACCTCAACATCGCCGTGTACGCCAAACTCCATCAACGGGAAGTATTTGTTGGTCCAGTTGTTCTGATCGATCGGATTAAAGGTTAATATCATTTGTCTATAATTGTCTTTTAACGGCTGGCCGCGTAGGCGCATCCGTATCATTTCGTAAGACGTTGGATTAATATCGTTTGATGCTTCTTCCAACCAGATATCGGTAACATCGGTAAGGCTTTTAATACGTTCAGTTGTTTCTCCCTGTGTGTGAACAATCGAGAGACATTGAATAGTTGATTTATTAGGGAATGTTATCGTTCGAGAAGTTTTATTGATAATACAGGGAATGTTCTTCTCTTCTATGTGCTCACAAAAAAATCTCCAACAGCTTATGTCATGACTTGGCCCGTATTGACGAATTGCTATTATGCGGCTGTTCGGATGGATTAGGGCTTTGGTAATAAGCTTTTGTGATACTGCAAAACTCTTTCCTGCTGAAGCTCCGCCAAAAACAACTAGATAACGAGCGTGTGAGTTGAATACTGGTTCAAAGCTTGGTTGCGGCCAATTAGAGAGATCTATGTCCATTAAGGCTCTACCTTTGGATTTATAGTGATTTTAATCTCGCCGTCGTGTTCTACTTCCAGCTTTGTTTTGTCCAGCCCTAGGATCTGCATAAACTTATCCACGCCAAGCTCCCAGCGTTTTCGTGCTTCCTTTGAGCCTATGTTATCTGACTGCATGCTCTCAAAAGCTTTATTGGCTATTTCAAGAGCTTCTTTTGAACGCTGATCTTTGAACTTCAGTATTCTTTTCTCAAAGGCTTTTTGTGTTTCGTTGAGCAGGTGATCGTCGTATGCTTGTGCGCGTTTGACCCAATCGTGCTTAGCGCTGTATAACTCTAGGTTGCGCTTAGATACCGAAGCTATTCCGCCGCTTTGACGTAGCTTTTCAAGTGATCGTTCTGGGCCTAAATCGCGGTACATACAAAAAAGAGAGAATGCTTTAGACCGCTCGCTAGGTTGCCGCTGCCATAATTCAGAATGAGGCAATGTTCTCTCCATATAAAAGAATGGAAAGTTAATATTTAAGTATTGCTCGAACAACTACTATTTTCTTGCACTTTTGAATGACTTTAGAGACTTAACAGCCTTATACTCATTATTTAGTACCGTTAATGCATCATCAAGGTAATCATGTTCAGCGCCTAACGCATTTTCTAGATCTTTATCATCAAGCCTGGCGATCCTGGCGTGTTCATGATCCAATTCGTCGTGCAGGTGTAGAAAGACAGTTTCCCAGTGGCTGTTGTGTAGTCGTTTCCAGTGCGCTAGTATTGCTGCTGATTGGGCTTCTTGTTCTGGTGTTGATAGTAACCCATCTTTAATCTTCTTTTGTTCCCTGCTGACATGGACGAGTTGTATTCTCGAAACACCGCCTAATTCTCGTTCGATTTTAATGAGCTTGTCGAGTATGGTACAGAATAGGATTCTTTTGGCGGGGTTCTCGATTTCGTCACGCATGGCGAAGAGGCGACCCCTTATGCCGGTGTAGTCGGGTTCAGCCATTAGGACTTTAACGTTGCTACAGTTTGCCACTGTATTCAAAAAGAAGGTTGGGTTATGAGTATTTAAGGCTTATTAGTAGGGTCTTCACCATCCTAGAAAGTAAATCGCTAATACAAACGCTGCAAATACAGCTAAGAAGAATAAAGTAGGCCCAGCTGTATCAAGTGTGATTGGGGCGGAGTGATAAAACTGTTCACGTTCTCCTAAATATTCAAATCTACTCATTTTTCGACCTCCACTACCAACATGATAATGAAAGTGCCTGCCAAAGCCGCAAACCAAGCTGCATAAAATGCTGAATTAATGATTATATCGTGTATCGTCAATGCTACACAAAACACTAAAAAGAATATATTATATATTAACCAGAACCTCCTCATTTTCATCATCTCCTATTCCTAACCGACAGCACGAGCAATACTGCCCATGCACCTACATCGATCAGATTGCCACACACGGCGAGCACTAGACCCAGAGTTGTGTAGGTTATTCCAAGGATGATTAATGCGCTGAGCGTCATAACGCAGGATACTAGGTTTAGAGATGTTCCTTTCTTGTAGAGCTCTTTTATCTGTGGTAGTAACATTAGGCCGAATACGCCGTTTAATATAAGGATACAAATATCCTGCCACATTCATTTTTTAGCCTCTTCTGCCTGAGAATAATTCACACTCAGCTCTTCCACTGGAATGTTTTCCATGTCTTTTAACAATTTTGGATTTATCGTGCTTATGTCTGAATCGATAACGTCCAAAATGCCCTCAAGATTGTATTTGTACAGAATCGCTCTATCGATCCTATCATCTATCATCTGCTGACGCCTCTCTTCGTTAGAAAGATGCACAGCACCGTCTCCATGAAGAAATTTATTTATAAACTCCTGCGCTTTTATTTTCTCGTAGATGCAATACCTACGAACGAAATTGATATCAGTCATTTTTCGGCCCTCCTCAAGCTCAACTTCGGATGTAATTCCATCAGTGCGCCGCCTAGTCCGACCTGCCACACCATGAGAGGATAATACATGATTCTTTCCATGATGCCCATGCCCAGCCCGAAAATCAGGGAAGGGAATACCACCACGATCGGGATTAACAGGCCGCCGATTAATGCGAGGATGCCTAAGCCAAAGGAGAGGGAGCTAAACGGCTCATTGAACCTCTTATAGAACCGGAGCATCACGATCACGCCAAGGACAACGATTGTCATTGCAGATGTGACGTGGCAGGCGTACGCGTATGTCCAAGGGATTAACGACGGGAATAGTCCGACGCCGATCTCCCCCATACACGAAATTACCAAAAGTGCCGTAAACCACTTCCCCAACGCGTTGTAGGCTAAAAGCGTTCCTGTGAGTCCTAGCACCCCAGAAACTACCAATGTGACCCCAAAAAGAAGAATCGTTGGCTGTAACGCACCGAGCGAGCTTATAGTGTCGATGCTGATGTTGTACCCTGGCGAATTTAGGGCTTCCATTATCGGATTGAATAATAGTCCTATGAACGCGGCTATGAAGAGCAACGCCCCGCCGAGTTGTTGTTTATTAGTCATTTTTCAAGCCTTTTTGTGTATGTCAATACCCTTATCTGTGTAATCTATATCATATATGCCTTCCGTGATTTGCTCACCCGTTTTCATGTCCTTACCGCAATAGAGGCAAGTGTAATCATCTTTGATAGTTTTTGCGAGATAATGAAGCTCCTCGCATTGCGGACATTTGATAGAGTTAAGATATGTCATTTTTCACCTCATTTTCCAAACATGTCTTATCTATGGGGTATCTCCGTTTTCTTCCCTTCTTGATAACCGTTGAGCGCACATTAGGGCAGTCCCATGCAGATAAATCTGGTTTAATCATTTTTCAACCCCTCTAAAGTACGGCCCAACAAATCTTCAGCCGAAGCTACCAATTCGTACACTTGAACGGTTGATTCACCGTCATAAAGTTTACATCTGGCGCTTTCAACATAGTCATATACCTTTTCTAAGTCGGTCATCTGAAATTTAAGCATTTTTCAACCCATTACCACAGCCAACACAATAAGTGCCACACCGATAACCGTCCGCACTACGCGGCCAGCATCTGCGAACCAAGTGTGCTCTGTGTCTTTATACCACAGACTCCATACGCCATCGAATATGTTCCAAAGCCCGAATACTATTAAAGTATAGTTTATCCAGTTCATTTTTTAACCTCTTTTATAAACAGCGTTCCTTACGTCTTCCATCGTCCAATCTACCTTGTTGTGCATGACGCTCCAGCCAAGTAAATTACCTAAAATCGACGCTTTTTGTTGTTCACTGACCAATTCTTGCCATGCTACTAAAAGGCACATAATAAAGTAGTCCCAAGAGGTACCTGGAATTGGATATTCTTTTTTTAACTCATCAATAACTCTGTCATCTTCAATTTCAAGAGAAGTCATTTTTTACACCTCCTAACTTGCCGAGTAGACCTTCTTATTGCACCGATCGCAGGCGTAGATGTTTTTCTCTGAGTCAGGATCGGTATAGGTAATGAAACCGTGTCCTTCGGTGATCTCTTTTCCACATTCCGAACAGTAGATTTTATTTAACATCTTTCTTATGCTTCTGAAACGCCTTACACGTCCAATACAACTCACAGCACTTTTTACAGTACTCTACCTCTTTCGAGGACAGCGTAATTGGGCAGGACACTACTTGGCTCATTTTTTTATTTAACATCTTTCATCCCGGTCCTTCCGTTTTATGTATTCTTCAAGTTCAGCAGCCCACGCATCTATTTCGGTATTCATTGGAGTGCCATATGGTGCTGCGCCTACCTTTGCGAGGCGTTTTAGTGCTATTAAGCGTTGTAATAAGATTTGCTTCTCGGACATACTTAGTGTCATTTTTTACACTCCACTGCTGGAAAATACTCTTTGTTTTTTTCTGGATCGCATATGAACTTAAGGCAATCCCTATGATCGAATAAGATAGTGTCCTTCTGTGAACACGTTACTAGTCCTCTCTTAGTCACGATGAGATTATGGCAGCGTTCACAGGGGGTGTTTAAGTGTCCCATTTTCCTAAGTTCACCACGAACCGTTCAAGTGCATCAAAGCCTTTAAGAATTAATAGCCCCTCAGCTATAACTCCTGCTCCAATGCAGATTTCAATTAGGATTATTTCTAGTATCATTTTTCACTCCGATTCCAATCTTTCAGTACGAGGTTGATTTCTTCACTCTGCGCAGGAAGAGGGATCTTGTTATGACAGAGGGTACAGAGTATATACAAATCCTTTCCATTGTATGTTAGGTGATGTTTTGGTATTAGTGGTCTGTTGCATTGTGGACAGCGGATCGGTATCGAGTTCACTTTATCCTTTGAATTCCTTTCATGATGTCTTCCAATGTTTTGAAGTAGGTGTCGAGCTCGCAAAAGGCACAATTAAGCTCTAGCTTACCGTTTTCGAGCACATGATACACGGCATGCCCGACGACCTTTTTGCTGCATCTGTGGCACACGCCGAATGATAGATCTGTCATTTTTCGGCCTCTTTTTCGTATTCACTGCAACTAATATTGATAAAGTCTGGCGGAGACGTTACCCAAAACGTACCTCCGATTTTACACTCAATATCCCAATCTCCACCCCAATCTGCTGTCACGCCCCAATGACTTTTACAATTCTTGCAGGTTTGACAGAGCACTTTAACCTCGTGATCGCAATTATCGGTCATTCTTCCTCTGCCGTAAAATCCCATGCTTTGGCTGTTTCACGAGGTATGATTGCCCAATACTTGCCGCCGTGAGCAACGGTTAGTGGTGTATAATCAATTTCTTTTCCTACCGGCAGCCCCCATTTATCCGGTCCTAACACTCCCTTGTCGTCTATTTCACTATAGATTATCACAGCCATTGCATCTATGATGTTGGCTGGGTCGCTTGGAGCCATCTTGTCTAAGTGTCCCTTTAGATAATTCCATGCCCAGTGTCTATAAGATGTTATATGGGAGTTTTTAATCATTCTTCCTCCGGCATTTCCATACTAGCTTCACTTAAAGCGCTTTCTTCCTCTTCTGGTGATAGTTCGCTTTCCCCTTCTTCTAATGCTCCAGTTGAGTATTCCAAGACGCACATACAATTCACGGTTTCGGCTGCTGGGCCGCTTGGATCACAAGGATACTCCAGATCACCGTCTTCAAATTCAAACGAGTCATTTATCCCCACTTCTGTGCCATCCATATCTTCATGAGTCGGGCGCGGGTTCGAGCTGGTTGTCCGCCACGTTTTAGTTGCTCCATCAGGAAGCGAGTCTTTAGCTGTTTCATTACTCGCATAATTGAATGCGCCCCCTGTCTCGGTCCTTACAATAGTGGCGGCACGACCGTCGCTCATGTTATCAAAGTCATCACTTAGGTTAGAAGCCATTTCATCGGTGCTCAGTCCTTCCGAGACTCCGCTGCGGATCGTATTTGCTAACCATTCTTGATCTGTATCAGTAATCCCGTTGATCTTAGTTCCTGCGTGCTGATCCAACCATTTATCGGCGTAATCCTGATAGTCTTTTCGTATATCTTCTGACTTTTTGAGCCCATGCAATTCCTTAACAAACGCTTCTCCTTCCTCAGCTCCGTTCAGCCATACTTTCTTTAGTGCAGGTAGCCAAAGCGGTTTAATGTTGACTTTGAAAAATAGAGGCAAACCGATTATCGCCGTCTTAGATGGGCTTGAACGGATGTATCTCAAGATAAGGGGCTTTTGCTTCTTATATACTCCTCGGATAAGGTACTCGTTACGCTTTAACAGTAGTCGCATGGTCAGCTTATGCCGGTGAATCAGGTTAGTTTTGTTTACCATCTCAATAAAACCACTATAGCCAAGAACCAAAGAACACAGATCGCAAAGCTAGTTGCATGGTCCCTTTTAGCGTTCCTGTGCCTGAAGCAGTAGGACCTGTAGCCTTTCGGAATTAACTTGTTTAGTTTAGATTCTCTGGTCATTTTTCAGCCTCCTTTTGGGTACGGTTCCCCATTTTCCATGAGCCATTCTTTGTTTTTGCGACTTTCCACAAACCGATCCCCATTATAGATTGTATATGTCACAGTATAACCACGATCTGCCAGCTCATCAGCGACTATTTGAACCACCGACAGCAATTTACCTGTTAAATACATATAGCCGTCGTTTATCTTTTTTGTATTAATCATCATTTTCAGCAGCCTCCTTTTGCTTTGTAATCGAAAGAATGCGATGCCACGGAACGAACATCTCCCCCTCGTCCTCAAATGCTACCCCTGAACAATCTACATCTAAAAGCTTGGCCTTAAAAGCGTCGATGCCAGAGCCGCCGTACCAATAGTTCAAGCTTATCATGGTGATTTTTACTTGTTCTCCGATCCTGCTTTCGAGCCATTTATAGATCGTCATTTTTCAGCCTCATATCTATGTTCTATGCTGCTGACACTACCATCTTTGTCATACTTCACGATAACATCAGGTATGCCCAACAGCTCATTTTTTAGTAAAAGGTCTGAAAATTTGTGTAGACAATCCAGCCAGCCACGTTGATAACCTATATGGTATGCTCTACTACTCATGTAATCGATAGCACTTTCGTCAGTCATCTCTTACCTCTGTCAGGTCATTTAACATCTTCAAAACACCCCAGCCCCGCGCCAGTTTCTTTGGATCATCGCCGTAGGACGGACACGCCTCTTTAAACGCGCTTAAGGTTTCGCCGGTGTCTCTACAGCGAATTTGCAAATCCCTCAGCGTGTAGGCGCGTTTGCATGTGTGACAACGCTTTATGGGCATGGTTCGTAAAAGTCGCATAGAGGTGGGGGGCCTATCATAAGGTCAGGTATTCTACAGCCCTTTTTTTCGCAGAAACGATACGTTTCTCGTTCCTTAGCGTTTGAGCAACTGTCGCATGGATTCATTTTTTCTCATTGCCTTGTTCTGCCCTGCCGACTCTCATGAACGCCTCACGACAGGCCAAGTGAATATGGTACGGCATCGCGTCTCTTACCCCTGTAAGGTGAGACTCACGCGATTTAATCTCTCTACCGCACTGGTCACAGAACATTTCAGTCATTTTTCCACCTCTTTTTTATCCTTCTTTTTTAGACTACATAACCAGGGTTCACTATCTATGCAACGATACGGACACTGCAAGCAAACTGATTCAAAGGTCATTTTTCGGCCTCTTTTTCAGGTAAAACAAAGCGGTCGTAACTCCCATCCATCATTTTAAGAGTAATTTTATATGTACCGTCATTTTGGCGTCTAATCCAGCTTTGTGTATATGTATAATCTTCCCACTCAAGGCAATCTAAAACATCACTGAATGATTCAAAGGTCATTTTTAACCTCCTTTTAATTATTCAAATATGTAAGATGCACGTACCCCCCAAAGCCACAATGTTATGAGTGTGATGGATGTACCAACAATAGCTCCAGTAAAGAACGATACGATGTCAGTCATTTTTCAGCCTCTTAAGATAATACAATACCTTTCTACCGTCGTGGGGGGGCTGCAATCTAGCAACTAAGCCTTCCTGACGGAGCTTTTTCAAATAGCGTAATGTTGCTGTATGTGACGTCTCTGTTGCTTTTGCTAGCTCTCTGGAAGTGCAGGGGGTGATTTGTTCCATTGCTGTTAAGTAGAGTTCTGGTGAGAAATGGGTCATTGTAGCAATAAGCCCCCTATGTACTGAGTGTATGCTGGCGGTACGGCCTGTGTTAGGTCATATTTGTTTTTCGCAAGCGTCTGATGCTTATTCATCCAATGGATGCCCATAGAATCGCACCAATAAAGAAACTTTGCAGCGCCAATTTTCCCGCTAGTTTTTACTAAATATGGCTCTATCTTCTTTTTTTCTGATTGAGCATACATGTTAAAATAGTCCCTGTCGGTATTGCTCCCATAACCATCTCCACTGATGACGCAAGCGTAATTACCGTCATAAGCGAAGCCATTATGCCTACACGGCCCTGGCGGATAAATCCATATACTGCTTTCAAAATATCTGTGACGTATAACATTGAGGGCAAACATAGTGCCGCATAACACGGTTCTCTGCATTTTTGCCCCTACCACATTTTCTATAACGTAATCGATGTCTGTTCTAATCAGCAACTCACGAGTTTTGCCTAATAGGTCAGGGTAGTTCTTGGCTTTCGCATTTGCTCGACAGCGACTATATGCCTGACACGGCGGACTAGCGTGGATAATATCAAATTCTTTTATAAAATCGGGATCTAAATCAAACACATCCGATTCAATGAACTCAAAGGGATAATTAGGCTGTTCCTTAATGTCAACGCCTATAACGTCAAAGCCCGCTCTGTGGTAGCCCGTTGCCGCCCCCCCTGCACCACAAAAGAGATCCAACAATCGCTTCATTCAGGATCCAACCGCTTTCTAAGATCCCGGTTCTCTTCTTCAACACGCAACACTCTTTGCTCCACGCTCCTGAGTTTAGCGCGGGTCTTTTGTGCTGTGCTAACTGCCTCGATTGCTGTTACCTCATTTTTCATGAGTACTTCCCAGAGTGTGTCTAACTCGTCGATAAGTCGCTCCGTTCGTTTGTCATTCATCTTCGCCTTGATACCTTTTAGCCATAACCAATATCTACTTGAGACGGTTCTTGGGGACCTTCTTTCATTTCGCGTAGCTTTAGCTGGATCATAAGCGCTTGCTCAAACCATCGTAAATATTCCTGGTAGTCCTCGCGCATTTTTACCATTGTCGGATCGTTGTCGAGTATTCCTCGTCGATGCAGGATGTTCAAGAGCGTAGCAAGTCCAGAAACGATTCCCTGACAAGACATTACCATGATAGCCGCTATGTCCTCGCCGTTAAATGTGATTTCGACCTCTTCAAGTTCTAATTCAGTCATTTAACACCTCTTCAGAGTGATGTTTCGCCTTTCTCGCCAGCTCCTGCCGTTCCATTTTCATCTTCAGTGAGCATTCATGTGAGCAATATATCTGCCTCGCCACTGCTCCACGTCTTCTTACCCTTGCTTTGCCTACGTATTCGCTAAGTTGGGTTCTAAACTCCTTTCTACAGTCGGGGTTCTGACAGATTCGCGGTTCGGTGAATAGATCGGTGCTATACATCTTCCTTTTACTATCTCGCTGACCAACTAAGTGAAAAGATGCCGTCTTCTGAGACTTTAAACGACTTTTCTGGTAGACCCAACTCACTAGCTTTTATTCTTTCCGCCTCCATTCCCGGTGTGCGGTGCTCTCCTTGTTTGGTAAACATCCAGAATTCATCGCAGTGCTCAAGCATATTCATCCCAAGAGTTATACCAAGAAGCCTCGCTGCATCGTCGTTATCATCCAAAAACTGTGTGTAGAACAGATGAGCAGCATAGACATTATGCCCACGTCCTAAAACATACTTGCAACATTTTTTCGCAAATTCGATATTGGCGGCATGATCTCCCCTAAATGGTGATGCCATAAAAATCAGCTTTTGAGTCATTTTTCATCTACTCCTTGCAGTACGTTATTATATCCTCAAACTCATCCACAAAGTCGCGCTTGATATGTACGTGCTTACCGCCCCGCTTTTTGATTAGTGCATCTGCACATATCGTACAATACTTTGCATGGGGTTGTCGTCCGTATATTATGATTCCACATATCTTGCAGTTTTTGTGCATTTTTGTTCTAAGCTACCTAACGGCAAAGCGGGCGCAGCGGCACATCTCTAACGGTTTCGAGGTTTCGAGGTGACAAAATGGCCGAATGTAGTAGGCTCCATGCTAAAAGCCTTGTACCGCTACGCTTTCCGCGCCTTATCTTTTTAATTCACCTTCATTTTTACCTCAAAATTGCTTCCATTTCGGTCTTGATTTGATTCGCTTATTCCACTCGGCTGCGTCTTCTACTACATGCTCGTTATAGCTGGCCCACTGATTTAAATGACCAAACGTCAGATGATGATTCCCGGGGCCCTCGCATAAGGTAATCAAGTTGCTCTCATCCATTTCAAGCTCTCTAAACCACTGATACGGAGCAATGTGATGAGCAGCTAACCGCTTAGTAGAGTCACACACTGCACATGATGGGTTCATTTTTAAGAACCTCCTCCGTAGTTTCGGCCAGTCAGGGTTTCGCGTGTATGTAGAGAGAAGCAGTCTGCCGCTCAATATATCACTTAATCCAGCACTTACGTTCATACCAAACTTTCTCGGTTCTGATGAATTTTTCCGCCTCGAGTGTTCGAATCCTGTGATATAACATTGGTTGCTTTAGATTAGGAAACCGACCAAGCTTTAGGCACATCCAGACCATTTTCACGTTAGAGCCTGGCCGGTCGCGGAGGCAGTCAAGTATTGCTTGATCCAATAGATCAAGTTCGCCTTCTGTTCGCCAGTCACGGTACTTGGATGTCTGTCTCTTGAGCAATGTGTTCCTCCTCGCTAAGCATTTTCATTATTTTCAGTCGAACAGCGCCATACGCTTGAATCATTCCACCATGTAATGCTCTCACTACAGCCTGTTCCTTTGGATCGGAATACTTTTCTGCGTCTTTGTTACTTACCGCCTCGATTTGCTTTTGATCTATCCATTCATGTAGCTCACGGATAAACTGGTCTCTTGATCGCATGCTGATCCTCCTCGATGTCTTTGATGTTAATCCGAATTAATCCATCTTGGATCAAGCTTCGTATGGCTTCGATCTGCCTTAGATGTTCTTTAGTATCGTTTTCAAGATGAGTAATTGCTTCCCAGATAGCATCAAATTCATCGGTAGTATTTTGATGTACTAAATTATGGTTCATTTTTCAGCCCTCTTTATTCCATGTATCGTACATTGGCTTTTTTGACGCTAAATCTTGAAAAAGACTCCTTGCGAGCCCTTGAAGATCCTTGTAATGATAAAACTCGTTGTAGTCTTGTTTTACTGTTACGCTGATGTTACCTTTTTTTAGTGTTATTTCCATATTACCCCCACCTTGATAATCAAACTCAAGCCATACAAGATTATGACCGTCGCTATTCCGTTGAGCAGCAGGAACCAGTACAGCTTTGCTATAACCATCCAAGAGTCTTTAAAGACCCTACCTCCGGGAACTTTGACTCTGGTAGTCTTGATATTAACAGGCATCTCTAGCCCCCCACTGACCGCAGGAGTGGTCCTTCTCAAAATAAGCACGCTGCGGGATACACCAGCGGTGCGGAGCGTAGCTATCTGAGCCACGCACGTTGATGCAGGTGTCGCACCTTTTTTCGGTCTTCTCAACCATCAGATGCACCCCCATTCATAAGACTGTCTCGGACGTATAAAAAAGTTTATGCGATGGCGTTCGTCGCATTGGTGGCATGTTCGCGTGTAGTTGTCATTTGGTAGTGTAGCGCCGCAGTAAACACAGTTTTCGGTCATTTTTCGGCCTCTTTCTCCTCTTTACAACACGCATAGTTTTACTACAATCCCCCCAGCAGTAAACCAACTCGGTTTTCCGTCTATTAATTCGACTAATGTGTCAATGTCTGTAATACGCAATGTAACGGAGTGCGAGTCATATTCCAATACATCTGGTTTTTCAGTTCCTTGTATAATGTCAGCAAAGGTCATTTTTTAACCTCCTTCTTCAATTCATAGCATTTATCACAGAATGTAGTCCTCCACCCTTTCTCATAAACATAAACCGTTGCTGGCCTTTCCTGACAACACGAGCATACATACTCAAAAAAGGTCATTTTATCCTCTCATCCACAAGCTGCTCGATCACATGGTCAGGCGTTGTGTGTAGGGTGTTTGCGTACTCATAAAGAGCGTTGCAGACTCCTTCGTCAATGATAATGCAGAGCTTTGAAAAGTAGCCGCTTCTTTCAACCATCTTGACTCACCTCTTCCTGTAATCCAATTGCTTTATCTTTGTTCCTGGCGCTCCGAAGGTCGGCGCTCCGAAGGTCGGCGTTCCAAAGGTCGGCGCTCCGAAGGTTGGCGCTCTGAAGGTTGGCGCTCCGAAGGTCGGCGCTCCGAAGGTCGGCGCTCCGAAGGTCGGCGCTCCGAAGGTTGGCGCTCCGAAGGTCGGCGCTCCGAAGGTCGGCGCTCCGAAGGTCGGCGCTCCGAAGGTTGGCGCTCTGAAGGTCGGCGCTCCGAAGGTCGGCGCTCCGAAGGTCGGCGCTCCGAAGGTCGGCGTTCCAAAGGTCGGCGCTCCGAAGGTTGGCGCTCCGAAGGTCGGCGTTCCAAAGGTCGGCGCTCCGAAGGTTGGCGCTCCGAAGGTTGGCGCTCTGAAGGTCGGCGCTCCGAAGGTCGGCGTTCTGATACATCTGTGGAGTGAACCACGCTTCTAGGTTTTCGATTGAATAGATATACTGAGAAACTGCTGCGAACGCTTCTAAACATGCGCGATACTTATAACCACGCTTTATAACCCAACCAGTAGGGTAATAGGATTCAGCAATGTCCAGTTGAATATCGTCGCGTATCTGATCGGGATATAGCACCTCAAACTTTATATGCGGTCTCCTACCATAACGCAGTTCATCGTCGAGCGTTGTTAATAGCTTATCATGCGACGTTTCTTTTTCCAGTGCATAGACCTTCCACTCATCACCTATCTTTTCTGTTACTACTGCGAGACCTCGGCACATCTTTAGTCCTCCTTCTTCTTATAGCAGAAAGGATTGTGACAGTGCGAACAATTCTTATGAAACGCTGGGGTACAGTCTCGACCGCCGTATTTCTCCCTTCTAGCAAAGTCGCTCGAGATGTCACGGATAGCACATATCGCTTTGATGAAATAGCGGCGATTTCCATTGTACTTGTCATAGCCATACATTTGACCAATGGAATTTACGCAACTATCCCTATCGCATCGAGAGGGCTGAATCCCTTTACATCCCTCGAGCGGGCATTCTTGGAGTACTGCTTCGACCATGTTTAGTCCTCCGTTGCTATAAGCTGTAAAAGCTGGATCTTGCTCTTAAGGTCCCCTCTACGCTCATGCTGGCAGGTGATTTCGTTCTTCATTTTTTGGATTGAAGTTAGCATCTCGCGATGAGCCAGGAGCGCGTCTTCGTAGCCATCAACCTTTTTAAGTATGATCTCGCAGGCCGCTTTTTGAGAATCGATGTTCGGATTGATAAGCTTACCCGAAACCTTACTCACATCAGTCGCGGCCTTGACAAATGCCTGAGCTCGCGCAAGGTTGAGCTGGTCGTTGACTTGTGCAGCCTCGAGTTCCTTGTCAGCGATTTGATCACTTAGGTCTTTAATCTTATTCCTCGCGTCCCGAAGGTTCTTTAGGATGCCTTCTGTAACCTCAAGGAACGACGTTTTTGCTACTTCTTTCATATGCCATCTTGTCCCTTTTTTAACCCGGCATTAATCCAGGTTAATCTTTTTTCAGCATGGTACACTCTTTATGTACACTTATCTTAATGCAGGGTTTCAATAAAAACCTTTCGGTTTGCCTCTGAAGCTGACATAACTAGCGTGGGTCGGAGAGGTTCAAGGTGCTCAAGTCGGCGTTGTGTCAACTCAGTTACAGGCGTTTCAGGTTCCTCACGGGCTTCTGAAATGAGTAGTCGTGCTCTGTCAGTCGTAAGCTTCGGGTTTTGCGCGATTGTCTGCGCTACTTCCCACTGTCGTTCTTTGTCAGGAATATGGGATATTTCATACGCTATACGTCCAGTTATTGAACCTTCTGGAATCTTTCCTGACTGGTCAGCAGGAGCCACGAGATCCTGAGCCCTTGGATCTAGCTCCATAACAACTTTGACGAACTGATTAATGCTGGCTGTTGAAATCCCTAATTTACGGGCCATTGCCCTTTGATTCGGATATTTTGAAGGAAAACGTTGAGCTATTGAAAAGGGTGGAGAAGCTCGAAATGTGGGCCCACGGCCCCGCAGGTGAAGGGTAATAGTTAACCTCCCTTTCTTCTTTTTTTCTAGTCCTCTTGCTCGTCTAATACACTCTCAGAGAATAAACAGTAAACCGAGTCTCCATCGGCCTCAGATGCGACAATTTTCGTAATGGAGTCCAAATAATGCTTTATTCTGCGTTTTGTGTCACTAAAGGCGTTTTTACAAAAATGATAGCAAAGTATATGTCTAGGAAGCGGTTAATCAATGATTAAAGCGGGAGGTGGGATTTGAACCCACGTTATCCCTGCACAGGACGAACCGCTCTTAAGGCGGTCGCTTTTAGCCACTTAGCTACTCCCGCTGTTACGAATTTTCAGCAAGAAAGCTTATCCGCTTCAGCGTTAAGATGAATTGCGTTCTTATCCCCAATAAACAATATATAGCATAAGCCCCATATAACGAAATAAATATGCAGATACAAAACAAAGAGAAGCAATACCATCACACGAACCACTTAGTCTATAGCTGCTACTACCACGTCGTGTTCACACCAAAATATCGTCGAGCTGTTCTTATAGACGAGATAGCGGAGCGATTAGAAGAGCTAATCTACGAAAAGCAAGAGGAATACGACTATAAAGTGGTTGAGTGCGAGATTCTACCTGACCACGTTCATCTATTGCTCGACGTGAACCCAAAGACCGGAGTTTATACTGTCGTTCGTAAAATCAAAGGCTATACGTCTCACGCTCTGAGGGAAGAGTTTCCACAGCTTAAAAAGAGACTGCCTACGTTATGGACACAATCTAAGTTCATATCGTCGTGCGGAGCCGTGACACTGTTTGCTGTCAAGCAATATCTCGAAGACCAAAAAGGAAAATAATGCTGTTAACGTGCAAGATTCGACACTCATACGACTTCAGCGATGAACTAGCGAAAGCTAAAGAAGTTGCTCAGTTTGCTATTGATAAGCGAGTTCAGTCAACGAAGCACGTTAAGCACATCGGGTTAAAATCGGTCATTGCTAACCAAATCCTACGCAAATACAGCAGAAACAAGAAAGCGAAGACAGCGCGACGCGTTAAGCTGACGATTCCACAACAGGGAATCAAGCAAGACGGCACACTCGTACGAATCCCATCATTAGCAATCGACTTCGATACGTGGAAGCAACTTGGAGAGATTAAACAGGTAGAAGCCGACGATTCGTTTTTCTACGTGACGTATCGCGTTGATGTTCCACCAATGACAAAGCCCGAAGCGTGGATAGGAATAGACGTTAACGCGACAAAACACATCGCCGTCGCTGCGCTTCCTACAGGTAAAGTCCTGAAGTTGGGCAAGCAAGCACCGCACATTCATCAGAAATACAAGAATATTCGTAAGCGGCTTCAATCAAAGGGCAAATACGGCGCTGTTAAGAAAATCAAGAACCGTGAGAGCCGTATCATTAAGGACATCAACCACAAGATAAGTCGTAAACTCGTTGGTATTGCACAGCAAACAGGCTACGGACTACGATTAGAGCAATTAACCGGAATACGTAAGCAGACGAAGAAATACCACAAACGAGCGAATCATAAGCTTAATTCGTGGTCGTTCTATCAACTTCAGCAATTCCTCGAATATAAATCTCAACTAGCCGGAGTAGCCGTCGAATATGTAGACGCCCGTTATACTTCACAACGCTGTTCGCGTTGCGGTAGTCTCGGAGAACGCGTCAATAAACAGTTTAAGTGTCTATGTGGACACGTTGACCACGCGGACGGAAATGCAGCGTTCAATATTGGTCAATCCGTTGTAGACAGAGATGCAACGGAGTGGAGCACTGATACCCACCAAACGGCAACAGAGGTTCAAAAGCGAATCTCTGACCGTAGAACCTCGCTGCTTTAGCGCGAGAGTATGTCAGGCTCATTAATAAAAGAGCCTTCCGAGCTGATTTCGTTAGCAAAGCGCGGACGTAGTGATGAAGAGATTGAACGCGATGTTGACGAGATAGTCAAAGAGACGCTCAACGGCCCGAAAGATCATGTAATCTTCACGCCTGGCGCGGGATGGATCGCCCCCAACGATGAGTTTATAGGCGACACGACCACTCATCTTTACTCCCCCCACAACTCGAGGCTGCTTCTATTTTGAAAATCTAGTTCGTCAGGAATGTGAAGGTTATGTTCGTTCTTCCAACCGAACCACTTTTCCGCATCTTCTGGATAGAGCCAACCCTTTTCGATCTGGCTCTCTATACGTTGATCCGCCTCGCTTTCAAAGCCTCTGACTCGCATGTGGGCCGGGTTGATGCAATTCTTTTCGCCGCAGACCATGGTGATCTTCTTTAGTGGGATACCTTTATATTCAAAATAATAGAGTACTCTCCGAACCTGGGTCCTTACTCCTCGTCTCTTATTGAGGTCTTTTGGCCGCAGATATATCAACTCGTTCGATTTAACTGGTTCCCTGAGCATCCAATGTAAAGGAAGTCCGCAGCTCTTTGCTTTGGTTCTTATCTTCTGTATGATCCGCTGCTTATCAGCAAAAATGGGGATCTCCAATATTTCTACCATATGATACCCTATGCTTTACTCCATTATAAACCTAACTAAAGTAACAAACCTATCGAAACATAAAGGTTGAAATTATGACCATCTATCAAAATCATGCTACTCTTTGACACAACACAAAAGTATATATATAATCCAAGCCTATTTAGGTAGGAAGTCTAGAGTACAGTTTACCTCTTTTTTATTGGGTCTAGAGTTTGGTATAGTTATGTTCTGTTAGTTTTGTTAGTTACGTTAGAATATGAAATATTTTGAGGCAGTGACTACTCTGCTAGCTCACGCAAGCAGCTTCTATCGCCGTTTGTTGGCGAAAACACGATAGCCCTCGTGTTAGGATATTCTTAGCTGCGTTCTCATCTCTGTCTAAGACGAGTCCACAGTCACACGAATGTATGCGGTCTTTTAGTTCTTTTTTGACTATCGCACCACATCTCGAACATTCTTGAGTTGTATTCTTTGGGTCAACCATCACCACTACTGAACCAGCGTTCTCAGCTTTGTTTTTCGTGTACGTTTGAAACTGACCCCACGCCACGTCGCCTATTGACTTGGCGAGATGACCGTTTTGCATCATTCCCTTTATGTTCAAGTCCTCAAAGGCGATGACTCCGTATGTATTGACCAGCTTCCGACTTAGTTGATGTGCAAAGTTACTTCGCTTGTTTGCTATGCGTTCGTGAACTTTAGCAACAACTTTCTTTGCTTTCTTACGCTGTGCTTTCGCTAATGCCTTTTCTTCACTTCTAAAGAAACGCGGGTTGTCTATGTGTTCGCCGTTTGAAAGTGTAGCAAACGAAGTTATGCCAACGTCTATACCTACCGCAGCGTCTTTGTTGGATATTTGAATATCACGATAACAGTCCATGGTGAAACACGCAAACCACTTACCTGTTGAACTGCACTTTATGTTGAGCCGCTTTATCTCACCTTCTATCGCTCTGTGGAGTTTTATCTTGATGTTGCCTATCTTTGACAGTTGTAGCGTCGAACCGCCTTTGGCGTCGAGAGCAAACCCTGACTGTGGATACGTGAATGAGTCATACCAACCCCTGCCCTTGAAACGCGGATAACCCGCTTTCTCTCCGGCTTTGACCCGTCTAAAGAACGCTTTGAACGCTAAGTCTACTCTATATTGGACTTCTTGGAGCACTTGAGAATACACGGGAAGCTCCCGTTCTTGTTTCCAAAGCAACAGAAGCTTTTGCGTATCATATCGAGAATACAAAACATGACGAGAATATGGAAACGCTTTTGTCGCTTCGTATGCGTTCCGCCGTGTTGCTAGTGTTTCGTTATAGACCCACCGACATAGCTCAAGCGTCTGCTTCATCACCGTTTCTTGGTGAGCTGTCGGATACAGCCTATAACGAAATACTTTGTTCATTTTCCCTGACTCTCAACGTAGTTCTTTAGCTTATCAAGCGTTACCTGTCCGGTTGTCGCTAAGAAATACGAACGTGACCAAAACGTGCCTCGTTTCAGAGTTTCTTTGACTTCGGGGAAGTTGCGCCGGATTTCACGAGATGTTATAGTTTTGAGTGCGTTGATGTATCGCGGAATATCAAGCGTCGGCTTCGCTGCGAATATCATATGGAAGTGGTTTGTATCGGCTTCTATGTTTAGCACGTCAACTTCAAACGTTTCACTTATTTCGTGTATCTTGTTTTTTATCAGCACAACGACTTCTGGTTCGGCAAGTGCATTTCTTCTATACTTCACACACTGAACAAAGTGGTATTGGAGTGCATATACTGAATGAGCGCCTTTGCTCAGTTGATATTTCATAGTTCCTTATTGTTTTGTATAACTATAAAGGTTTGTGTTGGATAAGAACGGCTCTCATCTCCCACCTTTCGGAAGGAGACTTCCCGCCTGAAACGTTAATAGTTACCTACCTAACACATCTACATAAAGCAAAAAGGCTACGCTACTTTATATATGAACCACTCAAAATCGTGATTAGACTACGCAGTGGCGTCCGTTTCCAAGTTATATCAGTAACACTAAGGAGTACAGGTAAAAAAGAGGGTCGCAAGACCTAAAAAACACGACCCCTCGAGCTACTCTTCCTTTTCAACAACTTTAAGGATCAGAGTAAGTACAAATCCCACAAAAAGGAGTACTGCAGAATCCACTGAGCTTAGATGCGCGTAGCCTTGTAATGCGTTTATACCGGCTAGTAGCATGCTTAGGATCAGTACCCACACCCATGCATCTGGTAAGGATCCTCTAGGATTGAGTTTATATGTCATATTACTACCTTTAGGCGCTGGCAGCAGGCAGCATGTTTAGCACTCCGTTTAGGATTCCTGTTAACAGGGTAATTATCTCCTGTTCTTCTGCCGTTAAGTCGGGGTCTGCAGCGGACAGTGCCGTAAGGCCAGCGACTATCACGCTGATAGCTATACGTAAGTCGAGATTAGTGTTTGCCATATTTTATGCACCTCCTTTTTTACTTTTAGAGTTTAGAATAACGCGAAAAAGGCTGCGAGTAAACCCGCTGCATAGAGCGCCACTAAGAACCCACTTATTGACATTACTATACTAATAATCTCTTGCAGTTCCTGGAGCGTCATCGCCACGATCAAGTCTAGCATCTCAGAGCTTTACCTCCGTTTATATGTTTTATATTCTGTTCTTCTTTTATAAAGCTATTATCTTGAAAGCGATTATCGTTCCCATAATACTTATTATCGCCGTTAAGACATACCATTGGATCTTAGCGAGCGCCGCATCCTGTTTGTCTAGATGTTCGTTCTGTTTGCCGAGAACGTCCTTTACTTCTTTGAGGTCTTCCTGTATAGTGCAGATCTCACACTCATGCCTTACGATTGTGTCATGGTCTGTTTCTTGCTCGTTAAGTGCTTCCATTATTGAACCCCCCATGGATCCCCATATCTATAAGAAGGATAGCTATAGCGGATAAGATCGCGTACACCGCTGCGGAAAAGCTGTCTGAGATAAGTACCATAGGCTGCATGAGTGATCCGTTCAGGAAGGATAACCCTTGGAGTACGATAAATACAATGACTCCAATGATGATAAACTCTTTGCGTTTGGTATGCCATATCCATCGAAACATCCCGTATTCACTAGCTTTTTTTCCCTTGTTCGTGTTCCTCTTCTTTGTGCTTAGCTGTTTCCTCTGGGGACATCTCTTTCGCTAGTATATCCTCAGCTATGTGCGCCCGACGTGCCGCAGCATTCGCTACATTATTGGCTCTCTTCTGATCGACCTTGACCTTGTAAAACTCATCGGAGCTTAGTACTTTCTCTTCTAACTCCAGGATACAATCATCGCAGAGCCATCGACGGTTTTTTATGCCGACTTCAGTAAGCAGGACAGGTTGTTTGCCACACTGTTCGCATTGCGTGGGCATCCGAAGCCTGATCCATCTAGGTACACGTCTTTCGTTCATAATTTTCCTCTTCGATCTCTGCTATTAGTTCAAGCCGCTCGCATTCGGTGAGGTTGTTATAGTACTCTTCGAACTCTGCGTCTTTTTCTGATTTATACCTTCTTCTGTGCATTTGACTCCCTCCTGGCAGCTCTCCACTTTTCCTTGCATCCCTGAGCACTTGATTTCTTGCCGTGAAAAGTGTATTTTGTTCCACTAAGTACCCAAATTTGTTGTAATTCTTTAGTCCCGATCGGCAACCCGCAATGTGAGCATGTTTCCATTTTTACACCTATGAACTTGGGAGGTACTGCAATCTGGCCCCGGCCGGTGTAGCATCAGTCACCGTGTATCGTTGAGCGAAAAGCCCTGCCCCTGTAGAATCGTTGTAGTTTCCACCCTGGTTCAAAACTAGCAATCCCGTCGTCGCTTCCCAACATTCGTTACAGAAGTATGTACTAGACGAAGCGCCTGTCGCGCCTATCAGGAAATTCCAGCTACCAGTTGCAGTCTGATTGGGCCGTTTCATCCAGCCCCCAGCCCCTGCGTTTGTAATAGTTGAGGATTGTTTTACATAGGGTGAGGCGTTTAATTCCCACTCGTAATACGTCGGTCGAGTCCTGCTCTGCGGCGCTATCCATGCGTAGTTTGATGTGTCTACGTTTAGCCCATCAACGACATTTTGTAGGTTCCCCCAAAGGTTTTCTACTCCCCTATAGGACATTGCTGTCGTACTGTTACTAGTAGTTCCGTACGATAAATTCCCTCGGTCAGTTCCCGGCGTTCCTGTCGCACCAGTGTTTGCTATGCCGCTTGCACTCACTATACCGTTACCTAATGCCGCTTGTGAATTTAGGGTGGCGTATTCAACTATGAAAAGAAGCTGTAGAGCTGAGAGGGCTTGTATATTCATCAGCTCCCAACCAGTGTCCCGGGCTTCTGCATATGAACGGGCAAGTGTATTCAT